ACCAGGACTAGATGCAATTTGGTATGCATTAGATCTTTATAATATCAATGTGAAAGTATATGGTATGTTACATGCTCAATCAGTAGATGAATATGATTTCACATATGCAATGAAAGATTGGATGAGACCATATGAATTAGGCTTGGATAAAAGAATGACTGGTATATTTGTAGGTTCTAGTATTCATAAAGAACAATTGAGAGCAGCTGGATTTAAAGCTCCGATACATGTTGTATCATTACCAATTCATAGAGAAGCGACAATGGCTAAATTACCTGATTCATTTGATTTGGATGTGAAAAATACAATTGTATATTCAAGTAGATTAGATAAAGAGAAGAATCCGTTTTTCATGATGAGAGTTGCTGAAAACTTCTTAAATGATCATCCGTCTTTTGAATGGCATGTTACTACATCAGGAAAAGAATTCAGATCAATGTTGCCAGGTGTTATTGATGCAATGTATGAATTAGCAGAAAAACAACCTAGGTTCAAGCTCCTAAAAGGACTTACAAAAGAAGAATATTATACAGAATTAGCTACATGTAGAATACAATTCAATTCATCATTACAAGATTATGTATCATGGACTGTAATAGAAGCTACTGCATTTGGAGCAGATATTGTATATCCAGATTTCAGATCATTTCCAGAGTTTGTAGATAAAGATAGAATGTATAAACCATTTGATGTATGGGATGCATTAGCAACTATTAAAAAGGCGCTAGCTAGTCCCAAAGTACATGATGACATCGTTGCAATATCAGACTTAGGAAGGCGTATGGAAGGATATATCATTGCAAATGATTATGATAAAGAGCTATGTATATGGCATGAAAAAGAATATTGCCAGGCATTACTTGATCAGGAAAAAGTAAATAACAACCAATTGGAACTAACATTATGAAAGATTTAATTTATTATCCGTCATTATCAGCAGGTGGTTGCGCCGGCGACTTCAAGAAGAATAAGGAAGTTAAGCCTGGTCTAACCTGTAGATTTTATGATAAAGAATTTCCAGAGAGGTGGAGACATCCTTATTTTCTGATAACAGCAGGTCACCATTACAAATGGATGGATGCCAGAGACAGATACGGACTTGATGATGATGTATTAGTATTAGGAGATTCTGGAGGATTCCAATTAGCAACAGGTGCTATTAAATGGGATCCAGCTTTTAAGAAAACTATATTTGATTGGTTAGAAGCAAATTGCGATCTAGGAGTTAATTTGGATATTCCACCTAGAGCTAAATATGATGGTAAGTTCTATGAATGTATGGATATTAGTTATGATAATTTCAAATACTTTGCAGATAATCAAACTGGTAAATGTAAATTCTTAAATGTCGTTCAAGGTAATAATGTTGAAGAATATGAGCAGTGGTATCAAAAGATGAAAGATTTTGAATTCAATGGTTGGTGTATCGGAGGAGCGCAGAAACGAGTTAGTATGTTTATGTCAGCATTAGCACCAATGATAAAGAATAGAGAATTTGAAAAGGCTCGTAATCAATTTGTACATGTATTAGGAATATCTAAAATATCAGATTTCTTTATGTTAAGTTTCTTTCAGAAGATGCTAAACAAATATCATGGAGGTAGGATACAAGTATCTACAGATTCAAGTTCGCCTGGTTTATATCCTGTATATGGAACGTATCTGCATTCACCTCAATTAAGTAAGATGACATTTACGGATTTATATTTTCCAAAAGGAGAGAATTTGCCTTATAATGCAGATGACTTAGTTCCGAATCCATTAGGCCATCCGGTTTCAGAAGGCTTTACATTTGGCGATGTATCAACTTATAAAGGTGACGTGACAATGAAAATGACATTGAATAACTTGTTTGTTTTCAATGAAACAGTTAGGCAAGTTGAAGAAGTAGTGAAATGTCATAATGAATTGTTAAAAACAGTAATTCCAAGAGATTTCTATTCGATTTTAATGAGTATGGAAGAAATGTTCCAAGACCCGGATAAGGCAGTGTATATATATGAAAAGAATAGTCAATTATATGACAAATTTGGTGGAGGTACCAGAGACTTAGTAAACAATCAAGTAATATCTAAATATTTTAATGTAGGTTAATATGAAAAAAACAGAATTAGTAAATTTTATAAACCGTTATTATCTAGCGGGCGCGACGACATCAGTGAAATGGAAATCGCAGAATGGAACAGTAGAAACTGATTTCATAACAGATGATCAGAATGTGATCGGAACTATTAAATCTAATATAGATTTAGGTGCAAATGAATTAGGTGTATATGCTACTCCTCAATTGACAAAAATGTTATCTGCAGTAGGAGATGATTTATCAGTTAAGGTCAATACAATTGATAATAAATCAGTTAGTATTGATATCGATGATAAGGATGTAGATATGAAGTTCATGTTAGCTGACCTATCAGTTATTAGGCAAGTTCCAGACCTTAAACAATTACCAGATTGGAATGCTAAAATTAATATAGATAAAGATTTTACATCTAAATTTATTAAAGCCAAGAACGCATTACCAGATTCAGAAAATTTTGGTATAACATGTAAAAATGGTAAGTTAGACATTATAATTAATTATTCGTCTATCAATACAAATAGAATTAAGTTTTCATTTGATTGTAATGCAGAAGAATGTAGTGATTTAGGTACTGTATGTTTTTCATCTAATCTGTTTAAAGAAATATTACAGACTAATAAAGATGCTGATTCTGGTACATTGGAAATATCTGCAGCAGGATTAGCTAGAGCATCATTTACATCCAAATCATATACATCAACTTATTATCTAGTACAATTACAAACAGCGTAATATGAAAGTATCATTCAAAAAATTATCACCTAATGCAATAACGCCTTCGTATGCTAAAGACGGAGATGCAGGATTGGATGTATCGGCAATAACTTATACAATTAATAAAGAACATAGCTTTATTGAATATCATACCGGTTTAGCTTTTGAAATACCAAAAGGTCATGTAGGTTTGTTATTTCCAAGATCATCTGTATCAAAAACAGATTTGAGATTGGCTAATTGTGTAGGTGTAGTTGATTCTGGATATAGAGGTGAGATAACATTTAGATATAAATTTCATAGAGATTCATATTTTGCTTCATTGAAAAGATTTCAAGAAGGAGATAGAGTCGGTCAATTAGTAATAATGCCTTATCCGGAAATAGAATTGCAAGAAGAAGAAACGTTATCAGAAACCGAAAGAGGTGCTGGTGGTTATGGTTCAACAGGTAAATAAAAAAATATGTTTGGTAATCAAGAAAATACATTATGGGTTGAAAAGTTTAGACCCGGAACATTAGATGGATATGTCGGTAATGAACATATCATTGAAAAAGTAAAATTATATTTGAAGTCAGGAGATGTCCCTCATTTATTATTTTATGGAGGTGCAGGTACTGGTAAAACGACATTAGCTAAGATTATTGCAAATAATGTAGATGCCGATGTGATGTATGTTAATGCATCAGATGAAAATAATATTGAAACGGTTAGGACTAAGATTAAGAACTATGCTAGTACAGTAGGATTTCGTCAATGGAAGATTGTGATATTGGATGAGGCAGATTATATGACTCCCAATGGTCAAGCAGCGTTACGTAATTTAATGGAGACGTTTTCTAAAACAACTAGATTCATATTAACATGTAATTACGTTGAAAAAATTATCGATCCTATTCAAAGTAGATGCCAAGTATTTGGTATTACACCACCTAATAAAACCGAGGTTGCTAAACGTATAGTGACCATCTTAAACGAGTTGCAAGTCCAATATGATACAAAGGATATAGCTACTACTATTAACGCTGGTTATCCGGATATTAGGAGAGTTTTAAATTCATGTCAACGGCAAGTAGTAGATGGTAAATTGATTATAGATGATGCTAGTTTAGTACAAGCTAATTATATGAGTGAGTTATTAGAACTATTACAAGGCGATCAAAGTAAAGGAGATACCTTTAAAAATATTAGGCAACTGATAGCTAATAGTAAAGTTCAAGATTTCACATCATTACATAAGTTTTTATTTGATGAGATTGATAATTATGCTAAAGGTCATTTGGCATCGGTTATACTTATATTAGCAGAATCTCAATATCAAGATGCGTTTGCAGTAGATAAAGAATTGCATATGATGTCTACAATGATTAAATTATTAAACGAACTAAAATAAAAGGAAAACTATGTCAATAGTAGGAATGGATGGGAAACCAAAAGGACAGCCAATGGACCCATCGACAATGAAAGATCTTGTATGTGAAAATTGCGGAGGTCATTATTTCAGACAAGTACATGCATTTAAAGTTGTATCAGCTTTATTATCAGAAACAGGTAAAGAACAAATTATGCCAGTACCAACATTTAGATGTGACGACTGCGGATTTGTAAATGAAGAATTTAAAGTAATCAAACAAGAAAAATAGTTATGGCAAAGAAGTTATTATTTAATGAAGAAGCACGTACTGCATTATTATCGGGAGTACAACAATTGGCAGATGCCGTTGAATCAACACTAGGTCCGCGTGGTAGGACAGTTGTTATTGATAAGAAATTTGGAGGACCTCATATTACCAAAGATGGAGTTACTGTTGCAAAAGAAATTGAATTGCAAGATGCTGTTGAAAATGCCGGTGCTCAAATGGTAAAAGAAGCAGCTCAAAAAACAAATGACATGGCAGGTGATGGTACTACAACGGCTACGGTATTGGCTCGAGCTATTTTAACCGAAGGATATAAAAAAATTGCAAATGGAGCAAATCCAATTGAATTGAAACGAGGTATTGATAAAACAGTTACTGAAATTACTGAATATTTAAAAGAATTATCTAATCCGGTGACGGATAATGCTGAAATAGCTCAGATAGGAACAATATCTGCAAACAATGATTCATCGATAGGAGCTATTATTGCCAAGGCAATGGAAAAGGTAGGGCAAGATGGTGTCATTACTGTAGAAGAAGGTAAAACATCAGAAACTACATTGGAAGTGGTTGAGGGAATGCAATTTGATAGAGGTTATCTATCTCCGTATTTTGTAACAGATGCGAATAAAATGGAAGCTGTATTATCTAATATGAAAATATTAATGGTTGATGGTCAAGTTTCTAACATGAAACAGTTATTGCCAATATTAGAACAAATAGCACAGCAAGGAAATGAATTATTAATTATCGCAGATGATATCAATGGAGAGGCATTATCAACATTAGTAGTTAATAAGGTTAGAGGTAGCTTGAAAGTATGTGCAGTTAAAGCTCCGGGGTTTGGAGAAAAGCGAAAAGAAGTATTAGAAGATATTGCATCAATTACAGGTGCATTTGTAATATCTGAAACTAAAGGCCATAAATTAGAAAAAGCTACTTTAGAACAATTAGGTTCAGCTGAAAAAATAGTTATCAATAAAGATACTACAACCATTGTAAATGGTTTTGGTGATGCTGAATATGTACAAGAACGTATAGAATCAATTAAAAATCAAATAGAAGCTAGTATATCAGATTATGAAACTGAAAAATTACGTGAAAGGTTAGCAAAACTATCAGGTGGTGTAGCTGTAATTAAAATTGGTGCTGGTTCGGAAGTTGAAATGAAAGAGAAGAAAGATAGAGTAGATGATGCTTTGAACGCAACTAAGGCAGCGGTTGAAGAAGGAATTATTCCAGGAGGTGGAGTTGCTTTACGTAGATTTGATGGTGATATGGATATAGATTATGAAAATGAAGATCAGAAGATTGGTGGAGATATTATAATCAAAGCATGTAATGCACCATTCGATACTATCATGAAGAACGCAGGATTGAATGCAGAAGTAATTTATAGTAGACTTAACGGCTCCGGTCCATATACAGATGGTTATTGCGCAAGGACAGAAAAGGTTGTTAATATGATTGAGGCAGGAATAATTGATCCGGTTAAAGTAACAAGAATAG